TGGTGCCGTCCTTCTTGCGGCGAATCTTGAACTCGCCGGGGCGGCGGGTGTTGACCACATCGCCGAACTTGGCGATCTCGGGCTCGAAGTCACGGTGGACGAGGTTCGCCATCACCATGTTCTCTTCGAGCACTTCGAGGCCCTCGCGCGCCCACTGCTCGGGAATGAAGGCGTCGAGGTTGTTTTCGTAGCAAGCCACGAAGGGCTGGCTGAGGTACAAACGGTTCATTGCTGTTCTCCGAAGTTTCTCGTGTGGACTGTGCTCATTGCGGCGAGCCACTGTGACGTGCGCCGCCTCAAGCAGACATTGCTTACCGGCCCCCCGAATCGTCAGCGGCCCTTCTTGGGCAAAGGGTTGAGACCGAGCCATTCAGGGTGGGTGGCCCGAATCTCGCGGTACTGTTCCTGCGTCAGCTTGCGAATCGCCGCCGCATCCAACCTGCCGCTTTGACCCGGCGCAAGGCCGCCGGTAGCCGTCCCCGCGCCGATGCCCGAGACCACGCCGGACTTGAAGAGGTTGCCCCAGGTGTCGGGCGTGTCCTTCATCTTCTTCACGGCATCCTCGGGCGTGTACGCCTTGGTCTCCATCTCGCCGGTCGTCGTGTTAAGGGCCAGCATTTCGACCATCGGCTTGTACTTGCCGGTCAACTTGCCGGTCTTGGGGTCCGTCTCCTCGATCATCTTCGTCTGCTGCCGCAACAGCGAGACGACCTGCGAAGGGCTCCACGCCTCGTGCTTCACCGCGGCGTCCTGAAGTGCCCGCTCGATGGTGGAGTCACGGTAAAGCGTCTCGAAGTGACTCGACTTCTTTTCCATCTCCTGCATCTTGTTGGCGTATGCCTCTTCGATCTGTTTCTTTTCCAGCAGAAGTTGCTCCTCCTTGCTCCGCAGTTGGCCTTGGACCATTTCCAGGTTGGCTTGCAGGGCCTTCCGTTCCTGTTCCGTGAGGCTCTGGCTGGCGAGCAAGTCCTGGTACTGCTTCTCGGTCTTCTTCAGGGCCTCTTCCAGCTTGCGGCGGTCGGCCGCCACGATCCGGTTCACGTCATCCTGGGTGAACGTCTTACCAGAACCAGTGGCAGCGGCGGCTGCGGCAGCGGCGGCTGCGTCGGCTGCGGCCTTGTCGGCAGCGGCCTTCGCTGCGTCATCTTCACCCTCGAAACAAGCGGACCACGGACGCGACAGGTACAGAGAGACGGACATGCAAGACACCTTTTCCCGGACAGGATTCTCACAGAGCATCCGCCTAGTCCCGGTTCTCGGCGGGTCTGACCCGGCTGTGGGCCGGTACAAGGGAGCCAGGACACGCGCCTAGCTCAGCCGCAACAGTTTCAGCGCATCCGAGTCGCGCAAGAAAGGCTTGAGCAAGCGCCACGCGACAGAACTCGGAACCAGATTGACAATGTGTTCGATGGGCAGTTGCGACCGTTCGTAACTGGTCTTCACCGCCCCATAGCCCATCGCATTGACGGCCAGATTCTCCAACTCCAATTCGGGGTCTTTACCGTCCAGGAGGGCATAGGCGATCTCGTACTCCCCGATGCGGATTGCCTCGGGCACCACCGAGTCCGCCCCTCGGGGGAATTCCAACGCCTGGGTCGCCTCTGCCGCCCTGATTTCCTCTTGCCCGGCCGATGGGTTTGCCTGCAAGAGCGTATAAACGCTCGCCTTGTTGCCCTTGTAGTTCAAGGCGTCGATGATACTCCGCGCCGCGATCAGCGCTTTTCGCCGGTCGGCCGCCGAGGCGCTGCTCCACGCCGTTTCATGGAGGCGGTTGGCGAAGTAGTCGTCGGCCTCCTCCAAGGTGCCGTAGAAGCTGGCGTCGATAGCCATAAGACGCCTCCCTCAACAGGCGATCCAGGAGTAGCCTTGGTCCGCCGCCCCGCCGACGATGTAGAGCTTGTTCAAGTTGTCCACGTAGATCGGCGGGCTCTGCTGGCCGGCGGAGAGAATGAATCCGTCCGTCACGGCGGCAGACGTGTGGCCGATCATAATGACGCTGGCGTTGGCCCCGTTCGCGCGGAGCATGACATACTTCTTCACTTCCCAGCCGATGGCGTGACCGCGCTCGTTGACCGTCACCGCGATGGCGTGGCCCTCGCCTTCCAAGTCAACGTCCACCGCCGTCATGGCCGCAACAAGCTGCCACCGCAACGAGCCGGCGAAGTCCACCGTCCACGGCCCACCGGCATTGCCAGAGACAGCGACATTGCCTTCGCCGACGACGGCCTCCAAAGCGGTCTGCATGGCCGCCGCCGCGGCGTCGAAGGCGATTGCCTCCGTCTCCGATTGCGCGAGGCCCAGCTTGAAGGTGCCCGCGGTCACGTCGGTGAGCGTGACCGTCTGCCGGGCGCTGGCCGCACCGAGGCGCACGACGCTTGTGCCGACGGTGCCGCTGCCAGTGCGAAACTCCGGTCGTGACTCTTGCACAACGTCAACCAGCATCGGTCATTCTCCTGCGAATCGTCCCCTGCCGCGCACGCGCGGGGCCGTCGTATCACGTACATCGGTGCTCCGACTGGCGGCTTTCTCTTCCTTGCCGGCGTTGGGATCGGCCGATAGATCGGGAACCCCTCGCGCCGCAGGATCGCTTTCGCCACCGTCCATCCCTTGAGCCTCGGCAATCCGCTTCACTCGCTCCGAGTGGTCCTTGCGGGCTTCCAGATACTCGTCGTCGTCGAAGCCCAAGGCGATAGAACTGGTCTTCTCGCCGACCAGCCCAGCCTGGGCCGCCAGAATGATGGTCTGCGGATCACTCGTGGTGTAATGAGCCGCCTCGATCTCCCGGTTGATCGCGCTGAGGTCGTCCATGCTGATCTTGCCGCCCAAGAGCGTCTGGACGATGCCCTTGGCAAGTTCTCGCTTCACGCGGCGACCGGGGACCGCCCCCATGAGCTTCTGCAATTCCTGCGCTTCCTTGATGCGTTCTGCATCCGATTTCAGGCTGTAGCGTTCGGGGTACTTGATCGTCGCCACTTCGCGCTTGTTCGGATTGCGCTCCTCGTAGGCGGCCCAGAACTCGGCAATCTGCCGCTCGGCGCTTTCGAGCAAGAGGCCGATGTAGCTCAGTCCAGCTTCAAGGCCCTGGTTGTCCATCGCCTTCGACTCGGCCGAGACCCGCACCGCCAGGCTCGACACCGCCAGGTTCACAAGCTCCCGGATGTCGCGCTTGAGACGGTCCTGCAACTCCAAGCTCGCCCGCAGCGGTTCCGCCGAGGGATTGATGAAGGCCGGCGCGTTCATCCCCTTGTCGTAGGTGCGCCCGTGCGTCGCGCCCACCTTGATGCTGGCGTCCGCTGCCGCCTGCCCGCCGCTGGTCGCGGTGCCGTCCTCCGTAGCGGCGTGCTTCAGATGGGCACCCACCGCTCGCATGTCTTTTTGCTCGATGTAGAACGGGAAGTTGCTCCGCAAGGCGTAATTCACGTCGCTGGAGCCGAGGTTCAACAGCGCGATCTGCTGTTGGCATACGTCCTTAATCAGGCTGCCGCCGAGATCGAGCATCACGAAGGGGATGCGGTCCAGTTCCAACACCATTGGCCCGCCCGGCAGCCCCGCGGCGTCCACCTCTTCCTTCTGGATGTTGTAGAACTGCAAGTGGACTCGCCCGCCTTCCATCCACAGATACCGATACCGCTGGGTCGCAAGCGTCGGTAACAGCGTGGACTGGTCATACTGCATCATCGTGTCGCGCAGCAGCACCGCCTGAAACTCGGACGGAGCTTCTGGCTTCGAGCAGGTCCAGGAAAGGATGTCTTCGATGTCGTACTTGTAGAGGTACGGTGAAGGACGGCTGACGTTGGCCAGCGTTGCGCCGGCCGGGATCAGCGGATGATCGACGAACACACCCACTCGTCCCATGACGAGCAATTCGGTCAAGACCTTCACCCCCAAAAAGGCGTTCATCGTCGAGCCGCGATGGTCCACGCCCAGGTTGTGGCCGTTGACCGCCGCCTGGTAGACCTCGCTGCCATCTTTGCGCACCACGTCTCGGAGTCGTTGGTAGATCGCGTTGCGGATGTCGTTGATGGCCGCCTTGGCAAAGGCCGGGACCGGCGTGACGGCCTTGCGCATGGCGAAGTCCGCCTGATCCTCGCGGGTCGAGAACCTTTCGAGGTAGGCATCTCGAAAACAGTCGCCGCCCTCGTAGGTCAGTCGCCACTTTCCCCAGTCCGTCATGCCGGACAGGTAGCCGGGATGCCGGCTGTCGATCAGGCTGAGTATCTGACTTTCGGCCATGACGGAACTCTTGCTAAGTGACCTTGCCGACGTTCTCCCCGCTGCCGCCAATCGGAGCCAGCGCCAGGCCGATGTCGGCGTAGCACAGGGAGTGGGCGAAGTGGTCGGCCCCCGTGTTCACGTACTCGGCGGCCGGGTTGCCCGTGTCGTCCTTCTTGTAGGTGCGGACCAGGTTCTTGACGTGTTCCCGGTATTCAAACGAAACGTCGCGGGGCAACAGGATGCGTGGCGGATTGGTCTTGAACCGGCCCAGGGTACAACTGAGCCAGTTGGTGCGGTCCACCGTGGCGAAAGGCGCTCCGGTGTCTTCCTCGCTGATGGCGATTTCCTTGGCCGTCTGCCCCCGCCGGTATCGCGTCAGCCAAACGTAGCCGTGGAACTTCTTGGCGAAGCGGCGGGCGTCGTTGGTGAACGGATCGGCGTCCACCACGCAGGCCAAGACCTGCCATTCCCGCATCAACTCGTCCAGGTGGCTCCAGTCGTCGCCCGGAAACTTGCCGAACCAGAGCAACTTGCCGATGGCCGCCGCATTGATGTCCTTGCCGGGGTGCTGGTCGAACAGCCAATCCACGACCGAAACGTAACCCGTTTTTCCCTGGTCCACGCCCATCGTTATCAGGCGGTCGCCGCCGATCTGCGGGCGGGGATCGTTGATCGAGTGCGACTTGACGCAGTTCTCGATCATCTCGTCCGTGACCTGGGCACCCTCGCCGATGAACGGCACGCCCAACTTACTGCAATGGAACTCCGTATTCGCCGCTTCGTCGCCGAGCCCGCGATGGTAGGCGATCACCAATTCGCCGGGCGTCACCGTAGACGAGTAAAGCTGGTTGATGTAAAAGCCCCGCGATTCGTCCGCCGAAACGTTCGGCTCCGTTGCCTGCCACTTGCCGCCGGCCAGGAATTCCGGTTTGGCCTCTTGGTCGAGCTTGTGCTTGCACTCCTTGCACTTGAGGAACGATTCCTGGCAGCGGGGGTCGTTGACCGACTCGCCAATGATTTCCACGCACTCGGGCCAGAGCAACTCAGTCCAACGACCGCAGTGCGGGCATTGGAAGCAATAGTGTTCCTGCGTGCTCGTCAGGTACAGCTTGTGGATGCCGTATTTGGGCACCGTTGGGGTCGAGATCGCCAGGATGTGCTTCTCGATTTGACCCGAGAGCCGCTCCAAGGCCAGCCACACCGCATGGGTGTCCATCTCGTCCAACTCGTCCAAGACCAACTCGGACACCGGGATGGACTTCAGGTTGCTGTCGCCGCGGCTCCCCCGGATGTACAGGACGTTCGTGCCCGTCGATTTCAGCCCTACGGTGTTCGTATCGACGAATAGGTTCTTCAGGTAGGGGCTGAGCTTGAGGGCGGTCGCAAAGCGGGCCTTGGAAAAGTCGCTGGCGTTCAACGCCGTCGGCAGCACGTACAGCACGTCGCGCTTCGACTGGTCGAGCGTGAAGAAGGCGCGGTTGATCCCGGTCTCCGTCACGCCCAACTGGGCCGCCTTCATGGCGACCGTCCAAGCCGCCTTGCTGTCGTGAATCTCCCGGCACCAGGGATGCCGCGCGAAGCTGTAAGGTCCGTTGAAGGGTGCCCCCATCACCCGGCGATGTTCGGCCCAACGGCTGCACGAGCGAAGGTTGTTGCTGCGCAATCCCTCCCCCAAAGCCAGGAACAACTCGTCCACGAATTTCATGGAGGGAGATCATTGGTCTAATGGAGGTTGCATCTCAGGTTCGCGTGGGTCAGCGGCAAGTGCGGCTCGCTGGTTGCTTCGGCGTTCGGCCCGGTGCAACCTCGTGTTTCGTTCTCGGCGACGACGGGAACCGACGACTCTCGCTGGCTGGGCCTCACCCGGCCCCGGTCGATCCGGGCAGTTGCGACAACGGCGAGTCACTTGCAGTCCCAGCCGTTGCGGATGACCGCCAGAACCTCGTTGGCGTCGTTCGTGCGAAGCGGCTGCCGGCCACACAGATAGAAGATGTACGTGGGCGTGGCCGTAATGCCGTACTTCCTGGCCATTTCCGGGTTCTCGTCTACGTCATAGACGCGCACTTCGACCCCGGCCGCCTCGATCTGGACCACCAAGGGCTTCTGGGCCTTGCACGGCCCGCACCAAGAGGCTGTGAAGACCAGCATCACGGGCCGCTTGCAGGGACCGCTGGGCGGTGTCGGCGTAGGCGGCTGCTGGCACCCGGCCACGAGGCAGAGGACCGCAAGGACAAGGAAGAGGCGTCGATTCATCATCCGATTTCCGATTCTCAAACAGTGGGAGCCGTCGGCCTCGCGTCTGACCACAAGGCCGACGGCCGAAACGTTTCGACCGGCCCATGATGCACGTCACCCGGCGGGAGCGGTGCGGCCGGTCGGTTCGCTTACGATTTCGCCGGCGCGGCGGGCGTGGGTGCGTCGCCGGAAGTCGGGGCGACCGGTGCCTCGATCTCGGCGATCTTCGCCTTCACCAGCGCCAGGCCCTCCGGCGTAGCGAGCTTCTTTGCCAGGACGTTCTGGTAGGTCGCCTCCAACTCCTTCTCGATGGCGTCGCTGCCAGACTCCACGAGCTTGGCGACATCGTGGATCTTCTCCACCATGTCCTGCACGTCGCCCACAGCGAAGTCCTCCAACAGGGCGGGCAGCAGTTTCAGGCCGTTGTCCCGCAGCTTGGCGGCCAACACCTGGGCGGCCCGCTTCTTCTGCATCAGCTTGGCGTTCTCGCCGAAGAGCCACTTGCCGACTTCACGCCCGACGAGCACGGCGACGACGACTGCGAGAATCCAGATCACGACGATGGGGTTCATTGTTCTTCTCCGGTGTACTGAGGATGGCTGTCTTGCAGCCGGGTGGTCGGAAACGAGACGGAAACAAGGCAAACTGACGCTACTTCACGGCCGGATGCAGCTTTTGGTACAACTGCCTGCCGTAGCCGCACGCGATGCCGACCGCGAGGCCGGCGACGCACGCCACCGGGAGCAGGCCCCAGGGCACCGAGCTTTCGGCGGGGGCGGGATCGACGTTGGGCGGCCCGCCGTCGTCAATCGGCTGTGGCTCCGGGTCCGGCTGGGGCTGAGGATTGGGCTGCGGGTTCGGACACGGGCCTGGGCACCGACGCTCCATTTCTCGCCGCCACGGAAGAACCGGCCGGATGCCCTGGGCAGTGCCAACCGCGGCTGCGATCGCGCCGTTCAGGCCGGCGGCCGTCATGGGGATGTCCTTCTCGGCGGCCTCGTAGACGACGGTGCCGTCCGCCTTCTGCACCCGCACGGTCGGCAGGCCCTTCACGTTGCCGGCGTAGCGGGCCTGATAGATCGCCGTGTCGCTCGTGACCGGGCAGAAATGGACCTGATCCTTGAGCTTCTTCAGGCCGGCGTCGGTATCGAACCAGCCCAGTATCTCGCGGTAGCGGGCGTCGGTCGCATTGCCCACAACGCTGACGTACCACTTGCCTTGGTCTTGCGGCAGATTGACGACCCGCTCCTCGGCCAGGACGCCGTTGACGGTATCGGCGAGGCAGGGCACAACCGCCGCGAAGACTGCGAGCAAGCACAGCACACTCAGGAGCAGCTTGTTCATTGATTTCCTCTCGTGTTGAAAGTATCTCGGGGATTATCGTGGAAGCGGAGCCGCCGGAGTGTAGATCGGCGTTACCGCCCATCCGTAGCTCGCCTTCCACTCAGCGATCAGCGTCTCTCGCGGAACCCAGATGAACCGCTCGACGTTGTTGTTGTCGAGGATTGCGGCCCACTTGTCGTCGAGGTGGACCAGGGCGACCATGTGCGCCCCGCCCATCACCGTGATGCCGCAGCCGCGACGAGTCCGACAACTCCATTCAAGGAATCGCACGTCTCCGTTGGTGACATAGGCGTACCGGATGCCCTCCCTGTCGAACTTCGCGGCCAGGTCTTCGGGGTATTCGCCGTCGCCATAGCTCCGCCGCCAGTAGTCGGCCGTCTTCAGCCGGTATTGCCAACGGAAGAGCGAGATCATCGTGGCGTGAACGCAAGAGCCTTGTCCCTGGGGACCGCGCCAGTTGCTCTGCCGCAATGCCGCCGGGACGTTCACAGTGGGACGCTCCCGCTTCGGTGCCGATGCTTCCTGACCTTCGTTGATTTCGCACCCAGCAACGGATGCCAGCAGGACCAGCGTGACGACGAACCGCTTCATTTGAGCCTCTCCGGCGCTCTGAGTACGTGAATACGTCTTTCCGTCCGCACAAAGCGATTGGGATTCCAGCGGCTCACGTTGTCCGTGCGAAACACGCCGACGTAGGTATGGGCCGCACAGCACCACTCCGAGCAGAAGATCGAATTCAAGCTGTCGCGGCGCAGCAAGGACTCGACCCAGGACAATCCAACGCCGGCCGAACGGAACGCCCCGAGCTTGTCGTAGGGCGTGTGGAGCGTGGCCATCAGGAACTCGGTCAACCGCTCGTCCTCGGTCGGATACAGCGGGCGATAGAGCGGGTAGTGCCAGACCTTTCCTTTGTAGGCTTCAACGACGTGCTCCAACTCGTGGGCCTGCGTTCCGAGGAACACTTCGCCGCCGATCTCGCAAGGCAGCCCGTCGAGTTGCGTGCTCTCGAAAAGCATCAACTTCCCATCGTCCGCGTGCCCCAGGACGCCGACGTGGCTGAGGCCCCAGAACGGCAGGCCGTAGGTGGCGATGTTCACCAGCGCGCTCAGCCAGCTATCGCCGCTAAACCCGATGATGTCCCCCGCCTTGATTTCGTCGGGGATGAACGGGTTGGCCCGATACCGAAGCATCGCTCATCTCCCGCGAAGCACTGACCATCGTATTGACGTTGGCTGGCCGCCGCTTATCCGACTTTGCTTGGTCGTCCGCCCAACAATCCTCACAGCGATCTTCGCCGGGGTAACGGACAAGTCGGCCGCAGGCGCACCAAACGAAGTTGTCTCGGGAGCGGCTCGGCGGAGAAGGCAGTGGCGAGTGGCTCATTCGGGACAGATTTCAGACGTGCCGTTGCGCTCGACCGTCGCCAGGATTCGCACGGTGATGCTTTCGACGATCCGCTCGTAGTCCGCTATCCCCTGCAACTCGTCCACGATAATCTCGATCATCCGGCGGACGAGCGCAAAGCCTTGCTCTCGTGAGAGAGTCGCCCCGGACTTCTGTTCCAGCGAGAAGTTCGATTTCTTTAGCTCGGCCAGCAACTTCAGCGACTTCTCCACCTCGGGATAGGCGGCAAGGAACTCGGCGTCCGACCGGTTGGCGAGACTGAGCCGCCGTTCCAACTGCCCCAAGGCGACCACGACCTCCTCGCGGAGCGTTTTTAGCGCATCGTTCTCCGCAAGCTGGGCCAGCCGCTCGCGGTCCTGGGCCTTGGTCAAGAGGTATTGCTTCAGGCGTCGAGCAGGTGCCTGGTCGTGTCCCCCGTGGGCTCGGCAGTGATCCGAACCCTCTTCGGCCACGTTCTGGCATTGACCATCGGGGCATGATCCTTTGCAGCGGCGGGGGTCGGCCATGTCGGTGACACGTTGCATCGGCGCACTCATTCCTCACCCTATACATGGCCCCCAAAATCGCGTTTTTTCCCAAGATTCTCAGAATTTGCCCGACGCGGCCCGCCAGACCGGGCGCTGGCTGCCGTCATAGGTCTTTGGGAGGCCCCATGCGACGATTCATCATCTATCACCGACGCGGCCGGAACCGCTGGCGACAATTGCAGCCAGGCATCCACGACGACCTCTGCGCTCGGCCGGAGATCGACCGGGCCGTCCGCTACCTGCGGGACGACCCCTCTGTGGCCGGCATCGCCGTTCGCGTGGGCGACGACCTGTTCAATCTGATGGCCGCCGCGGCGAGCGACTGCTACGAATTCGCCTTCCCCGAGGGCTGATGCCCGGTCGCTTCGACCGCAAGGCCGTAACAGGGAGGGTGGCGAAGAATGCCGGCAGCAGAATGCTGCCATGCGTTTGCGACAAACCGGGTCGCGTAATCAGAAGCGGGCCGTGTTCTCGGGCGCGCGCATTGAAATGGCGAGACGTTTATACGCATCGGAGCCGGGATGGGCGTGACCGGTTCACCGGTCCACTGACCACGAATCAGCGTTTCTTCTTGCCGCCGGTGGCGGCTGTCCGCAATTCAGCCTGCACGTTCTTTGTCTCGGCGACAATCGCGGTCATGGCCTCGATCCACCCCTGCATGTGCGGCACCCGCAAGGGATTCTGACGCGAAGCCGCGGGAAACGTGATGCGAGCCTCCGAACCACGCCCCGGCCGGTAGTTGCTGATCTCCGAGCAAATGAACAGGGCCTCCTGCTCCGTCCCCTTGAAGGGCTGTGCGGTCAAGCGAACACCCCAGTCGAAGACTTCCCGCTCAATCAGCTTCAGGTCGGCCGTGCCGGACTCGACGGGCTTCGACGCTCTCGTCTTTGTCGAACTCGTGCGTTTTGTAGCCGTAATTCCGCCTCCAAGTCAGCGAGGTATTCTTGCTGGGCGCGATAAAACGGATCGACGCGCTGATACGCCGCTCCGTACACGGCCCCAGCCACGATGAAACCAAGCGTCGGGTGGCCGTACCAGGCGCAAAACAGCCAGGCGGCCAACGCCGCCATGACCGCCACCGCGACCCCTCTATCCCAAACAGCGCCCTCGCCGGCAGTCATCTGCTCGCGTAGGCACTGGTTCAACTCCCGCTGGTTCTTGACGGCTCCGACGCCACGGTGGCAGGCAATCCTTCGCCAATGGCGATAGGCAAGTCTCATGCCCATGACTCCTGCGAGTTTACCCCCGGCGGCGGGTGCCTTGGATTCTAGGTCAGTATTCGTCAGGGAGCAAGATGCAGGTCGAGGCGCGGTCGGCCTCGGTAATCACCCACACTTTCACTCCTTTCGTGGTCGCATAGACGCTGAAGATTCGGTCGCCGTCTCGAATCGCCTGCTCGTTCAGCCCCTTGTCGGCCGGGTCAATCGTTCCCCAGTCCCCGCGAACATGGCGGTCGAGGAAATCGGCCGGCGTCTGTCCGGCCTCTTCCAGCGCCTCCAAAGCTCCGGGCGTGGCCACGCACTGGCCGAGCGGAAACAGCGGGCGGATGATGTCTACCACAGTAAAGATACCTCACTTTCCAAATGGCGTCGGGCGGGACTCGGACCCGCACTGGACTGCATTGTCTGCGCGCCTCTACCTTGGGCTACCGACGCCGACCTCTTGCGTCTGGATGTCCACAATGACCTGAATCAGGAAGTTCTGGAAGTCCCGCGACATATCGGTGGCCCCGGTGACGTAATGGGCGACCTCCTCCAGGGCCGTTTGCAGCAGGTACTTGTTGACCGCCGTAGCGATCTCCTCCTTGAAGTACACGGTGCCGTCGCGGTAGAACCCCATCGTCTCGCTGCCGGCCTGCATACATTCCTTGAAGCACGCTGCCAGAGGTTTCCTCTTGCCCTGCGTCAAGTTGACCTGCTGGAGCCACGACCACACGATGTCCACCGCTTCGATGGCGGCGTTGGACGCAGAGAGAATCTGCTTGCCGTTGCTCTCGTGACCGTCCAGGACCGAGGCGGCTGTCTTGACCCCGCAGCGCGCGGCGGCCGAAATCCACGACGGGGCCTTGGTCGGCTTCGGACGGAACCCCTTCTTCTCGACGAACTCCGCCGTGTGACTGAGGCTGGCGTCGCAGAGGACCGCGTTGGGGCCGGCTGCCAGTTCCCACGCCTGCTGCCACGCTTGCTTCTGCTCCGGTTCCGGGTCCGAATAGGACGGAGCCATGTAGTACGAGTCGAAAGTTGCCTCGTAAGTCTGCTCCTGGGCGACCAGGCTCTTGAATACCGGGGCAAGTTGCTGGGCCGTGGCCTTGCGGAACAACCGGGCTGCCGCGCCCTTGATGTCGTACTCGCTCGAATTACGGGACTCGTCCAGTTTCAACTCGCCATCGTGGAAGTTGTAGTCGTAGACGGATGCCTCTTCATCCTCCGCGATCTCGCGGACGAAGACGCCCTCCTTGTAGATCATCGCCGTGCGTTTGCCGCTGAGGTTGCGGTCGGCCTTCGGCAACAGTGATTCCTTGACCAACTGCGGCCGGGCGGAGAAGTGGAGGAAGCGGCGGGGCAACTCGCCATAGAACCGCTGCACGTCGTCGTTGACCTCGACGTACACGCGGGTGAAGCCGTCCCTCGCTCGGACGGTGTTGTCTTCGACGACCGCCACCCGCAGATCGTCACTGAGCAACGCAGGAACGAAGTCGCCCTTCTCCCGCACCGTGCGGTCGATGGCGTTGGCGACGAACTCCCGCACGGCCATCGACAGATCGGTCCAGTCGATCGCGCCGAAATCCAGGCACCAGCCCATGTCCAGCGTCTTGTTGCTCGTGCCGCCCAGCCTGCAAACGACCCGCTTGATCGGCTTGCTGACCAAGCCGTCATTGACCGTCTCCTCGCGGGTGGTGAATTCCAGGCGGGTCTTGCCGCAGTAGATCAAGAGCTTCAGCCCTGCGCGGAGCAGGGTGTTGATGGCGTGTTTGGCCCCGCTGCCGAACTGGCCGATGGTGCCGGCCACGCCGCAGTTGCGCGTGGTGCTGACGCCAAGCAGGGTGTAGCCTTCGACGGGAGCAACGCCGGGGTTCTGGATGAGCAAGTACATCGGGTCGGTCTCTCAAAGTTGTTAATCAATGCTTGTATCTACAGAATACCACAAATGTACCGTAAGTCAATATGCCATCATGGGATTCTGTTTCAGAGCGGGAAGTTGTTCGAGGGGCCGGTGCAACGAAAAGGACGGTACGGGTTGTGCGGCCGGTTCATACGCGGAAGAATCCTGTCTTGTCGAGTGCTAGCCGGGCCAGACGAGCGCCTAGGTCCGCCAAGGCGTCGTAGTAGCATTCACTCAGGTGATCGCTTTCGTACTGATGGGCAAACTCGTGGATCAAGAGCCGGTTCACGTCGTCGGTGACGCCCTGCTCGAAGAACCGTCGGCCGCAGCGGGCAAAGTTGAACACCAGCCCGCCCTTGCCATAGGTGGCCCCGTAGGGCCATTTCGGCTCGCGAGCAATAACCACTCGGACATGGCAGCCGAGCAACTCGCGGCCCACTGCCACCGCGTAGTTGACGACCGTTCGCATCCCGGCCGTCCACTCCGCCTCGGGAATCACGTCGAGCGGATCGCCGTTTGGGGAATACGGCTGCGGGCTGGGTGTGACGAGGCCGGCGGCCGGCAACGCGCCGGCCCGGCTCGCGTTGGACCATTCGGCCGATGTCAGGCTCCCGCCGTAGACTACGGGCCGACCCTCGGCCGCCGACCGCTTGTTCGCCTCGGGGTCCGATGGATCGTAGCGGACGGCGTTTTCCCCGAAGCGGAGAGTCAGGGCCGCCTTGACCGCCTCGGGCCGGACCCGTTCGTCGCCACACGCCTCCCGCACCCAGGTCTGCTTGCTGTCTTCCTCGTCGATCAGGTGGTGCGTGGCATTGAGCACCGCCACGCGGATCGCCCGCAGGTAGGCCGGCGGCACGTTGTCCCGGTCCATGTTGAGCGGCACTTTCTGCCACACGTCTATGTGGAAACGGTCGCCGGTTTCCACGACGGGGATACCCATTTCGTAGAGCGAGGCCGTCTCGCCGGGCAGCGGCATGTAGACTCGCACCGTCGTTTTGCGGTTCGTTCTCCGCAGCACGCCCTCGTCGTCGGCAATGATTGTGGGCAGGGTGTCCTCGAAGCTGGCCACCGGCGGCCGGTCGGCAAGGACATCGCCGTTGATTCTGGTGGTGATGCCGGCCGGCACGATCAGGGTCTTGATGGCGGCAAGAGTCTCCTCGATCTCCGCCTTCGTCATGGGGATCGTAGCCTGGAACAGCGATCCTCTCTCCCGCCGTGCCCGGCGAGCGATACGTTCGCCGCCCTCCGTAAAATCCACCGTGCCGGTCGTCGTCTCGATCCGGGCGGACTTCGCCAAGGCCAAGACCAGCTTCTCGCCCAGGTTGAACCGTCCGCGCTGGGCGGTGTTGCCTTTCTTCTTGCTCTCGGCAAAGAGGGTATAGGCGTCGCGCAGGTCCGCGAACCCATCGGGGTCATCGTCCACCACGGTGATTTGGGCGTGGCGAGTGCCGGGGACCGGTTCCATCGTCACGTCTACCTCGATGACGTTCTGGTCCCATGCGTTCTGTAGCAGCTCAAAGACGACGAATGCCTTTGACCGACCCGCCATCAGCTTCGCCAAGCCCGCTTTGTCCACCTCGAACCAATTGCTCATGTTGTACCTCGCCCGGTCAAATCGTGCTTCGCCGCTTGCAGCATCAGGTTCCCCGTTTCGCCGAACCTATCGCCTACGTTCATCGTTTTTTTCTCCCGCGTCGCAGCCGGTTATGCTGTTGAGCCAGTACCACGGCCGCCTCCTGGGCGTCTTTCAGTGTCATAAATCCATGACCGTTCGGAGCCAAGATCATAGGGCCTTTGCCGTCGTCGCTGCGGTTGATGTAGTACGGCCAGATCGCCGTTGGATGGCCACAATGATGCACGTAGATGTCCGTCTCCTCCCCGTGGACGATCAGTTGGTAATGACGGCCGGGGCGCACGCCCCATGCCCGCCAGGTAATCTCACTTGCCATCGCCGTTGCCCAGGTATTCGACCACGCTGTCCCAACGCCGGGAGACCTTGCCGAGTTGTTCGCGGCCGGTCTTTTGCCGCTGTTGCGACTCTTCCCAGGCGTCCCAGTCGATGCGGTCTTGAATCGCTTCGCGGATCAGATCGACAATGACGCGCGGCTCCAGGGCATCCAACTCCCAGCTTTCTTCGCCAAAGCGATCCGCGTAGGACTGATAGCGGGCATCGGTGGTCTTGGCTGGGTTGGGCGGCGGGTTGTACTGCTCGATCTGCGCGAAGACCAGCGCGATGCGGTGAATCACGGCCGTGGAGCCGAACAATTCGAGGCGATCCTGAATGTCGCGGGTCATGTCGATGCCCGAAGGGTCGTGATCGCCCAGGTGGATGATCGTCGTCTTCTTGCCGGCCTTTTCGCGTTCGAGCAGGCGCTGCCCCGCGCCCCACATCTCGCTCTGGCTGGTGTAGCCGCGGCAGGCGAAGTAGGGCACGTCCAACTCGGTGCAGACGCCCTCGATGACGCCGACCAGCGCGTCCTTCTCGATCCAAACTTCGACGTAGTTCTCCTGCTTGTCCCACAGGTCCACGGCGAACTGATCGGCGCAAGCCCGGACAATGGAGCGTGGGCTGGACCAATGTGGGCTGCTTCGCAGGTTCCGCGTGCGGTCCTCAATCGCATCCCAGTCGATCAGCCCTGCGAGCCGACCGTCGTTCACTACATCGCCCAAGGACTTGTAGCTTTGGACCGTGTTGGAGATCAGGTCGCGGGATACGAACTGGTAGTACAACTGGCGAAGGGTCAACTTGAAGCCCTGCGCCTGGTACTCGGCTATGATCTCGTTGGCCTGGTCAATGCGGGTCTTGGTATCGGGACGGAACGACTTGGGAACGTAGCAGATCATGGGCATGGGTGTTGTCTCAAAGTCGCGTTTTGTCTGCGTCGTTGATCGTGATGTTCTCAATCTTCATATCCGCTTCGGGCCTTTCGCAGTTCTGCGTCGAGAAGGTCCGCTGCCTGGAACGCCGTCGCGGCCAGGTCCGCGGCGAGCCGGGCGCATCGTTCGGCTGCGGCTTTCGCCCGCCGGAGCCGGGCGACGTTGCTGCGGCGATAGTCGGAGACCATCATGCCGGCCCGAATGCGGGCCTCCATCGCAAGCCGCTGGGCCTTCTCCCAGGTTTCACTCGTCGTCGCCATCGCCCTCTTCCTCCACCATCACGCTGCCGCACCCGCACGTCGGCGGCCCCACTTCGTCGAGCCACTTGCGAGTCATGCGGACCACGCAGCCGCACTCGCAGACGACCTTCAGGAGGCGGCAGCCCTGTTTCTTCGGGGCGTTGGAGTGCATCAATTCGGCGTGCGGGTACGGGCCGATGGCGTCCGTTAGCTGCTGCAAATGCGCCCTCAACTCCGCGCTGGCCTTGGTCGCCGTCATCTTCCCTTCCAGCCCGACAGCCTTGGCGAGCTTCGGGAACTTGCCCTTGTGCCCTTCCTCGACGCCCACGGCGCAGTGGACCAGTTCGTGGACCAAGGTAGCAGCGACCTCAATGGGGTCTTTGAGGACGGGGCTGATGAATACTTCGCACGACTGATCGGCGCTGTTCTTCGACGACCACGCCTCGCCAACTCGGCGTTTTTTGTTCGCCAGCGCGCTCTTGCTTGGCCACGAGCACGATGCGCGAATCTTTGCGGGAAGCGGGTGTCCGAGTTGCTCGAACTCCGAGCGGATTTTCTGGATGCACTCGCTGAGCCATTGCTCTCGATTCATGGGGTCTCTCTCAGTTGCAGGCGGCGCAGGCGAGGAAGTTGTGGCCGAGATACTGCTTGCCCAGGTAGCGTTCGATCAGCCGCCACACGGTTGCCTTCGTAAACGGCTTCTGATCTCGGCGGGTCGTGAAGCCGTCGGCGTTCAGAAGGCCGGCGATCTCGTCGAGCGACCTTCCCTCTTCGCGCCACGCCTTCATCTTCGGCATGAGCACGTCGCCGTAGTGCTCCCGCGCGATGCGGCTGTATTCGGCGACGGCCAGGGGCAGCCCCTTCACGATGCCTGCCTGCCGACGTTCTTCCCGGCCTTCCCAATGTCCGAGCCGCGCGGAGCCGAGAGGCTTACCACGGTCCTTGACAACGGCCAGGGCCTCGCGGGTCCGGGTCGCAATCGCCCTCGCCTCGTGTTCCGCAATCACTGCCAACAGGTCGATGGTCAGATCGTTGGCGTGTTCGTTGTCGCAGCAGGTGAACTTCTGCCTCGACTCCTTCAAGGTCCGGGTGAAGTAGGCGTTGCGGGCCAGCCGGTCCAGCTTGGCCACGACCAGGGTGGAGTTGGTCAGCCTGGCGTGCCGGATGGCTTCCAACAGCTTGGGCCGCTTCGACGACTTGCCCGTCTCGACCTCGACGTACTCGGCGATGATCGTCGCCCCGTTCCGCTCGGCCATTCCACGGACGGCCTTCTGCTGGGCTTCCAGCCCCAGGCCACTCTTGCCTTGCTTCCTGGTACTTACGCGGTAGTAGGCGACGTACTTGACGAGGGTAATGCTCACGGTGCGATCTCCAAGGTGTGCGTCTCTATCTCAGTTATACCACAGAAGAAGTGAAAGTCAAAGAGAAAACTTCTCCATCTTACCTGGATTCACACGGAAACTGGGCCTGGGGCCGCACCGGCAAGCCGCTGTTTGCACGGGGGTGCGCATGGGGTAAGATTGTGTGGATAAACAATTTGAGCAGACGCGCGAGCGTCAAACTCTGCTTCCCGACGAACTGCGAAACTGGGTCTTCGGACCCTTTACTCAGAGAGAAGCAGTGCTTGGACCGCGCCCCGGAAACGGGGCGTCGGCTGGGTACTGTTCTCTCTGGGGTTTCGCAGCCCCGTCGGGATAGGGCTCGGTTCGACGCCCTTTTTTCGTTGCCGGGGACTGCGTGACCAGAGAATCTTCCCGCTGCCGATCCCAATGTCCTGACCGGACGGCGCACGGCTATCTGCTAGCCGGCGCAACCTTGTGTGCAGAGCGGGCCAGAAGGCAGGTGGTCAAGCGAGAAGCCACCTGCTCGATGCCCTTAGAAACAGCCGAGTCACTGGTAGCCGAACTTCTTGCGGAACTTCGGATCGGCGCGCTTCACCACCAGGTTCGTGAAGACCTCGTTGGAGTTCTTCGCCCCAGCGATCGCGCGCTTCCACGCTTCGACCATGTAGTAGCTCACGCCCCAGTAGTGCGCGACGGTCATCTCGTCCTCTTCGCAGACGGCGCGGACCAGATCGCCGCAGAGGATCGGCAGCATCGCGCCGCGGCGTCCTTTCTTGTAGCTGGCCGCCGGCCAGGGGATCGGCGCGTCGGAGGTGGCTTCCACTTTCAGGTCGCCCCGATACTCGTCGTGCAAGACCGTGCCCACGCTGTAGACCGGCGGCCGATAGGGACCGGCGCGAAAATGGAACTCATCGGGCGGCGGGTACTTTGCCGCCAGAAAGGCCAGACGCTTGGGATTCTCGCGGTCCCTGGGGCCACTACGCCAGTCCTCCTTCTTGTCTTGGCTTTTTTGTTTGACCATTGGTGGTGCCTAGTGAACTTGGTATGATCTCAAACCGTAAACGTTTCTAGGCATCCATGTTCAGGATCTCCTTGATTTTCCGAGCGATACCGCGTTGGCGGCGACGTTTCTCCAGTCGCTGGAGAACGTCCTGCAAGAGCAGAGTTCGGAGCGTCTGCTGGAGTTGAGGAGTACTTGGTAGTCGAAGCAGCGAATGATCGTCGTTGATAGCAGCTTGGACATCGGGCTCGTGGAGAGCCAGATGGGTCAGCAGGAGGTGAGCGATCAGCACGAGATGCAGGTAGCGTTCTACAGCCCGGTACCGGAGGAGTTGGTAGTCGCCCAATCCCAAATACTGCTTTGACATTTTGAAGAGAACTTCGATTCCCCAACGAATCAAGTAATGCGACAAGACGGTCTTCACGCCCCAGCGTGTCTCGTTGGTGGCGATGGTAATCCAGGCGCTTTCGCGCGGGCGGCGGCTGAACACGAGTTTGACACGGCCCGCCTTCGACAACTGCCCCACCCGTTCGGCCAAGCGGTGCTTCTTGCCGCCCACCGTCACATTGCGGCCGTCGCGCTCGAGCACGTTGGCTCCGTAGCGGCCCAGTTTGCGTTTGTCGCGAGCCCGACCGTCGGGAAAGAAATTGCGGTTCTTCTTCACCACCCCGGCATAGCGGAATCCCCGCGCTTCGCAGGCGCGGATCACCGCCGGACAGAGGTAGTAGGAATCGAACAGCACCACCACCGTACCCGGCGACGGCAGCGACAACGCCTGGACCATGTCGCCCGCGATCTCCGTCAATTTGCGGAATTTCACGGGCTCTTCGCCCGACGCCAGTCTCTGCGGACCGTTGCAGTACGCCTTGTTGGCCCACAGACGGACCGCATAGGGAACGAGCACGCCGCGATAGACCAGCACGCAACCAACGATGGTATGCCCCTTGGCATAGACCTTCTCGGCGTGCAGGAACAACTTGCACACGGCATCCATGCGTTTTCCCCGCTTGCGCTTCTGCGTATCGTCGAGGATCAGGTGCAGGGTGTCGCCCGCCTTCCAGCCCAGTTCCCGCAGTCGGTTTTGGGCGGTTTGACGCAGCAACTCCGGGGCGTCCCACTCGGCACGGGTGAGAAAGTGAGAAATCGCCTGCCGGGTGCGCCCGTCGTCGTCCCGGATGTTGTCCCGGAGCCGACTGAGGCTGCGCCGGCCGTGAATCGAGGCGATCAGGATCACCAGTCGCCAAAAGTGCGAAAACTGACAGGAGCCCACCAACTTGCGGGCCTGACGGAAGAATCGCTTGCCGAAAAACGGGAATCTGCCTATCCTTGGCATTGGGTCTTTCCTCCATCGCCCGGTCGCAAGCCGGGTGGGGTTCGTGAACACCAATATGGAAGGAAAGACCCGTTTTCATTGCAAGATCAATTCGCCAGTCGAGTGCTAGCATCGCTGGCATTTACAGTTTGAGTATGATGATCCCGGCGTCGAGCAGTTCGGAACAGAGTCGCGTGGCAGCCCAACCGCCAAGGAGCGGCGTAGTGTCAGCCAGCGCCGTTGATTCCGACCTTGTTCCCGGTGGTCCTCTTCCGGCTGCTGCCGAGGTATTCTTTGCCCAGGTAGCGGTGGATCAGCCGCCACACGGCCGTCTGGGTGAACGGTTTGCCGGCCGTCGTGGTTTTGCCCTGCCCGTTGAGCCACTCGACGATCTCCGGCAGCGTGTCGCCCCGTTCCCGCCGGAGCTTGATCTCCGGCATCAGGTAGGCGTAGGTGATCTTGGTCCTCTCCCGCTTCTTCTTCGCGGCGGCGGCGATGGCCAACTTCGTTCCCCGCAAATGCTCCCGGCCCTTCCAGTGATCGGGGCGGGCGGAACCGAGTTTTACGCCCCGCGCGACGCACGCCTGCATGGCCACCTTGGATCGGTCGCTGACTCGCGCGGATTCGTCTTCGGCCGCCGTTGCAAAGAGGTTGATCGAGTCCGGGTTGACGCCGTGGTTGTCGAGACAACGGAAGTCAACCTTGCTCGTGTGCAAGTCCCGCATGACGTGGAGATTCTTGACCAGTCGGCCGAGGTGCGGGATGACTAACACAGCCCCAGAACGAACCGCGTCGTCGATGGCTTCCCGCAGCTTGGGCCGCTTGATCGGACGCTTCAGCCGGGGCGGGTCTTCCCTTTCCGTGTATTCCCTAGCGATCCGGCCCGCGTTGAACGCCACGAAACGCTTGACCTCGCTTTGCTGTTCCTCAAGTCCAACGGCCGTCCGGCTTTTCCTCAGCCATTGGCGATAATAGATGATGTATCGCGTCATTGATCTTCCGATTCTGTCGTTAGGACCAGTCGAGGTTACACCAAACGTGACGTTCTGCCGTGAGTTTGACCGACATAGGCATCTTACACTACATTCGGGCAGTTGTCCAGTTTGTCTCTTGCACGTCTTCAGAGCAAAGGTAAAATCGAGCCATGAGCCAGATGATTAGTCCAATGTTGCGGCTTTTCCGGGAAGGGGCCAGATGCTACCAACCCGAAGTTGACGGGCTGGCTCTGGAAACGGGCGACCCGCTGGTCTCGCTGGAAAACGTCCGCAAGCTCGTCGCCACCGGCCGAGTGATCCAGAGTATCCTCGTAAAGCCGACCGGCGCGCTGGTCATGTTTTCCACCGGCGAGCACTTCTACGCCCCCGGCCTCCGGGTCGCAACCGAAGGACCGGCGACCGAGGCCCTGGCCCGGATCGCGGCCGAGGCGAAGCTCGGCCCTTACGACCAACTCCTGCCGTTCTACCAAGACCTGGAAGCCGACTACGAGGGGCAACTGCCGGGGCTGAACCCCAACAGCTTACCTGCTTCGATGCGGGCTGCACTGAAACTGTGACCGGCCACCCCTCCTTTGGTTTGAAGACCCTCTGCGGGCGTTTACTGATCCCGTGGCTGATCGGTAAAACGCATCTTCCGCTCTAAGTATCCTGCATCTAGCAGGTTACGGCAGAACCGTTTACGGTTTTACCGATCTTGACCGATCCCACATTACCAGTCCTATATGCGCTTGTGTGTTTTCTCCTCCTCCCAACTTGCGCGCACATGGCCGATAATATGGAATCGGTAAAGATCGGTAAAAGTTCGAGGCGGTTTTCCGTAACTCCTTACTGGTATGCGGCTTGTGTAGAATTGAGGTTTTACCGATTTTTCCCCTCCTGGGATGGGCTAGCCGCGTCACGGAAAGAACATCGCGGCAATCGACGTTCTCATCTTTCCACGCTCCGCCTGCCCCTCCTGTGGCCGGCATGAGTTTTCGGACGGGCCGCGTCAGGCCCCGGCGGCGATGGACGATCAGCGACGAAGGAGCAGCCGGCTGCGCCGATTTTGCCGTCTGGATCGGGCGTGACGATTTTGACCCCACCCGGCCCCACCTGGTCGGCAACGTTCCGGCAACCTGCCCGATTCTTCGCTCCAAACGTCACAACTCCAGCAGAATCGAGGGGTTGCAATCGGGTTATCCAGCAACAAGCCGAATGCAACTACGGGCAGATTGTAGCGATTGCACCTGGTTGTGACGGTTCTGCGGGCGGGCAGGTCGTACCGGTCGTGCCGAGCGTTCCGACCACATAACAGACTGGCCAGTGTTAAGGCGGGAACACTAACCGTGCGCGCTAACCGCGCGTGGGGCGCGCCACGTTCAAGGGGTCGAAACCTGCTCGATTCTCTGATTCCAAGCGCAAGCGTTACACGTCGGCACGTAACAGAGAATCGAGCAGGTTAGTATCGACGTGCCGCCGGTCAAGATTGGTCCCACGCTCCCGGCCCGTGGTGCTGCCGGCCCCGTCACTCGGGAAGCGTTGCCGCCCCGTGGTGCTGCCGACGTGCCGC